TGGCGCATGACGGCGGCGAAGTCTGCGACCTCGACCACAGGCCCCATGTCGCGCTGGACGGGTGCCGGTGCGTGGCCGGCGTCTTCGGCCTCCTCGGGCGTGTAGGTGCCAACCACCACGCCCGGAAACACCGTGCGGATGCCTTCGCTAATGCAGCGTGCGCGCAGCATCTGGCGGGGGTACGACTTCCATGTCGGGTTCTTGGTCAACCCTGCGGCGGTCGCCATCTCCACCGTCCAGGCCACCTCGACGCTGCCGCCCTGCGGGTGGGTGAACGTGCCGACCACGCGCCGGTCGGTGTACTCGCCCCAACGCACGCTGCCGCCTGCGGTCTGGAACCGAGCCAGCATGGCGTCGGCCTTCAGCGTGGGGCGGCCGTTGATGACATGGTAGTCGCGGGCCGCGATGGCGGGGTGCAGACCCTCGGCCTGTGCGATGAGCATGAGGGCCATCGCTTGGTCGGCGGTTTTGACGCCGAACAGGCCCGACTTGGCGACGGCCAAGGCCATGCGTTCGACTTGATCTACGGGGACGAGAGCAGTCATATGTGTGACTCCGGTGGTGGGTGACTAGAAAGAGGTCTTCGCCTGCAGCTTCTGCACGATGGCATCGACCTCGCCGAGGAACGTGATGATCTCGCGTTCCAGCGTGGCGATGAACTCGGGATTACGCGAGATGCGTTGAACGTACAGCTGCAGGTCGTCGGGCATGCGCGGGTCGAACGACACGAAATCGCACCACTCGCGGCCGGTCAGCCACATCTGGCCTTGAACCTGGGCCATGTGCTCCTCGGGCATACCTGACAGCCAGGTCTCGAGGTGGTTTGCGCTGTTGAAGGGGCACTTGATCTCAATGAGGCCATCGGACGCCGAGCCGGCGGCGGGGCTGCGCTCGGTGACGAGCCCGTCCGGGCTGCAGCCCACGGCCAGCGTCGGGTGCTGGACGAAGCCGACAGCCTCGATGCTGACGAGATGCGCCTCGTTGTACGCCTGCAGCGCAGCCGGTTCCTGATCGGTGCCCCATTGCATTGCCATCGTCTTGGCGACCTGCGCGGGCTGGCCGGTCAGGCGTTCGATGACTTGTTGCCAGAGGTACGTCGTGCGGGCGGCAGACGGGTTCCCAGGCTCGCCGGCCTTGGCCTGCGCGGCGGTCGGCTTATTTCGGGCCAGGACATGCTTGAACCCGCTGGCCGTGACCTTGCCCACGCGGGCCTGCAGCCACTCTTCGGTGCGCTGCTCGAGGTGCTCGGTCATGCGGCCTCCTGGGCGAGAGCGACGGGCGCGGGCATCTCGATGGCGAGGTCGGCCATCGTCTGGCCGAACAGGGTCAGTCGGTGGCAGTGGCCGTCCTTGTCGGTGATCTCGATCACGCGGCTCCAGTACGGGCCGCTGAACTCTCCAACGTCGTGCTTGGACGGCTGGGCCTTGATGCTTGTGATGTGGTGCATCATCAGGCTGGTGGTAGTCATCTCAGAACTCCTCGTCGTGAGTGGGATTCGCCGCCTCGTACAGTTCGGCGCTGCGCTCGGTGATCTCGTCTGCGCGGGCAGCCTGGAAACGATCCCGCAGGAACATGCGGGCAAACGTCGCTTGCCTGTCGGTGCCGGTCATGATGCAGGCCAGCAGCACGGCAACGGGCGCGTCCTGCAGCTGCGCGTCGGAGATCAGGTTCGTCTCGACGGGCTTGCTGCTGGCGTCGTCGTTGCAGACCGACTGCAGCCAGTCCAACACGTTGGCGGCGGTGGAGGCCAGCTGCTCGGCGGCGATTTCGTCGGCTTCCCAGTGGGCGAGGCCGTCGTCTTCGATGCCGATTTCGCGGGGGTCGTTGGCGACGATGTGCGCGGGCCATGTGGCGTGGTCGCCGGGGCCGAGGGTGGTGTAGTGCATGTGGGCTCCTGTGTGCGTTGCGGTGACGGCATCATAAACGATACGTTTACCCGTCCGGGCCAGTATCCGACAGAATCGCAGGGATTTATCCTCGCAGGCCGCTACGCAGCCCTTCCCATCCCTATCCACACCATGTTACAGTCGCATCCCATGACCACGACCATATCACGCGGGGTGGCTCACAGCCTGAGCCTGCACCCCGACTCCGAGATCATCGACAACCTCGGCGGCCCGACTGCGCTGGCGCGCAGGCTCGGCTACGGCTCGGGCGGCCCGCAGCGGGTGGCGAACTGGAGGAGGCGGGGCATCCCTCCGAGGGTGAAACTGGATCATGCGGGGGTGTTTCTGACGGTGGCGTTCGTGGGTGGCGTTCGATGACACCCGGCACCCGCGTGCGCCTGCCAGACGGCCGCGAGGCGCTCGTCATCGGCGCGACTGACCTGTCGCTGCATGTGTCGGTCATCGTGCCGCACTGGCCGTTTCCGTCGCCGCCTGAGTGGGTGGCGCGTGACGCGGTGAGGCGGATGCCGTCGAGGTATCTGAGGGAAACCACGGATGACATCGAAGACGCGCGGTGGTGACATCGCGCCTGTTATCAACGCGGCACGGTGCCGCATGGAAGGAGAGAGAGTGCAAAACTATGATGACTTCGTGGCCGGCAAGCGCCGCGCCGAGGTGGCGACCGGCCATCATCCGGGCGACCTGAACGAGCATCTGTTCGACTTTCAGCACGCCATCGTTTCGTGGGCCGTGCGTCGTGGCAGGGCGGCGATTTTTGCAGACACCGGCCTCGGCAAAACACTGATGCAACTGTCGTGGGCTGACGAGGTGGCCTCGCACACTGGGGGCGCGGTTCTGATCCTTGCGCCGCTGGCTGTGTCTGAGCAGACCATCGAGCAGGGGTCCACGTTCGGCATCACGGTTCGACGGGTTCCGCACGGTGGCACGCCTGATGCGCCTGGCGTCTGGATCACGAACTACGAGCGCATGGATGCCATCGACTTTGGCGGGCTGCATGGGCTTGTGCTTGACGAATCCAGCATCCTCAAGGCGCACGATGGCAAGACGCGCACGCGCATCATCAGCGCGGCGCAGGGCATCCCGTACCGACTGAGCTGCACGGCCACGCCAAGCCCTAACGACTTTGAGGAGCTGGGCAACCAGTGCGAGTTCCTCGGCGTGATGACGCGCACGGAGATGCTCGCCACGTACTTCGTGAACGACACTGGCGACACGGGCACATGGCGGCTCAAGGGCTGGGGAGCTTCAAAGTTCTGGGAGTGGATGGGCACATGGGCCGTAGTGCTGCGCAATCCTTCCGACCTCGGTTTTGACGGGTCGCGGTACGTGTTGCCGGCACCGCAATACCTCGAGCATGTGGTCGAGACAGACCCGCTGGGCAACGACCTATTCAGCCGGCCTGCGCAGACCCTGACAGAGCGCAGGCAGGCCCAGCGTGCCAGCATTGAGAACCGGTGCCGCGCACTGGCAGATGTTGTCAACGCGGAATCTTCCGAGCCGTGGCTGATCTGGTGCCACCTCAACGACGAGGCCGAACTGCTGCAGAGCCTGATTCCTGGCAGCATCAACGTGCAGGGGTCAGACAGCGCCGAATACAAGGCCGAGCAGATGATGGCCTTCAGCCGTGGCGCTCTGCGCGTGCTCATCAGCAAGCCGAAGATTTGCGGCTTCGGCATGAACTGGCAACACTGCGCACGCATGGCGTTCGTCGGGCTGGATGACTCGTTCGAGAAGTTCTACCAGGCCGTGCGCAGGTGTCATCGGTTCGGTCAGAAGCGAACGGTGCAGGTGCATCTGTTCACGGCCGAGAACGAAGGCCAGATCCTGCTGAACCTCAAGCGAAAGGAGGAACAGCACCACGAAATGAGCGAGAGCATGATCGAGCACATGAAGGACATCATGAATCAGGAACTGTCTGGGCAGAAGAACGTCGTTGAAGAGTACCGCGAAGACACGCACCAAGGCGACGGGTTCACCGTGCATCTTGGTGACTGCGTGAAGTGGACTCGACGCATGGCAGACAACAGCATCGACTACTCGGTGTTCTCGCCCCCGTTCGCGGATCTGTTCGTCTACTCCAACAGCGACCACGACATGGGAAACTGCCGCGACGACGCGGAGTTTGTGGCCCAGCTTCGCTACCTGATTGCAGAACTTTTCCGCATCGTCAAGCCTGGGCGTAATGTCAGCTTCCACTGCATGAACCTGCCGACCACCAAGATGCGGCAAGGGTTCATTGGACTGCGCGACTTCCGTGGAGACCTGATCCGGGCATTTCAAGATGCTGGGTTCATTTATCACTCTGAGGTCTGCATCTGGAAAGACCCCGTAGTAGCCATGCAGCGCACCAAGGCGCTCGGGCTGCTGCATAAGACCATCCGAGAGAATGCCAGCATGTCGCGCATGGGGCTGCCCGACTACGTGGTAACGATGCGCAAGCCTGGCGAGGCCGAGCCGCGCGTGAAGCACGGCGACGATCTTCCCGTGCTGATGTGGCAGAAGTACGCCAGTCCGATCTGGAGCGACATCGACCAGGGGCGGACGCTGAACAAGCTGCCGGCTCGTGACGAGAACGACGAAAAGCACATGTGCCCGCTGCAGCTCGATGTAATCGAGCGGTGCATCCATCTGTGGACTAACCCTGGCGATCTGATCTTCAGCCCGTTTACCGGGATCGGGTCTGAAGGTTACTGCGCGGTTCGCATGGGCCGCAGGTTCGTCGGTACAGAGCTCAAGCCGCAATACTGGGAGCTCGCCGTGGAGAACATCGCCGATGCTACGCGCGAGCAGCGCGGGCTGTTTGCAGCATGACTCGCAAGCGCGAAACCCTACGCGAAACCATCGCCCGAAACCAAGCGAGCATGGACCTCTACGCCGCGCTCAGTGACCGGCCACGGGTCGAGCTCACTGCGCCGCCACCGCCGAAACCTCGAGCGCCACGCAAGCCCAGCACCAGTGCCACCGAGGCCGACGTCATGCGCCCGGTGTTCGACCTGCTGCGGGTTCATCGGCGCGTGGCGTGGTTCATGCGCCTGAACTCCGGTGCGGTGCAGGACGGGGATCGCTACACGGTGTTTTACCGGCTGTATATGCGGGGCGAGCCTGGGCGCACCAAGGGCGCAAGCGATTACCTCGGCCAACTCACCGACGGGCGGCTGTTCCTGCTGGAGTGCAAGCGGCCCGGGGTGCGCAAGGGCACCATCGAGCAGGAGATGCTTATCGGCGCATGCCAGGCAAACGGCGGCGTGGCTGGCATCGTGCAGTCGGTGGAGGATGCACTAGCGTTGCTGGGGGAGCCGTGAACGACCACCAGCCCGCGCACTCGCCACGCGACACGTATCGGGCATCGGCGTGCGATGGTAAGGTCAGTTTTTCATCGTTCACTCAGGCCCAGCTCGTCGCCGTGCGTGGCACCAGGCGCGGCAAGTCGCGGCAGGTGTACCACTGCACTTTCTGCCATCAATTTCACCTCGGGCGCAGGCCCATCAACCAGCGGCAGCGCCGCAGAGAGACGATAGATGACGATGTATGAGAACGCGAATCGCGGGATTCTGGCCCGCAACGATCT